TCAATTCCGGCTTTGTCTCTGGCAGCCATCACGTCACCTCTTCGCAGATGGCGACGTGCTCGCTGCGGTTGCCGTACTCGAGCAGGCTGACGATGTTCAGCGTGCGGGACCGCCAGGCGAAGCGATCACGCTGGGTCAGCCCAGGCAGGTACCGCATCCGCACCCGGTGCGTGATCGTGGTGTCTTGCTGGCCAGCCGCCAGAGCCTCACGAGCCGAGACGCCTTCCACGCTCGCCCACACGGCTGACGAGTTGCTCCACGACAGGACCGTCTCGCCGAGAGTGTTTGTGGCACCGCTGGCGACCTGCACCGTAACACGCTCGCGGAGCTTGCCTGGGTCGATCACCGATAGGCCCCCCACCGCTGCGAGTCGAGCAGGGACTGCACGCCGTACGGCACCTCCTGCGGCACGGCACCGGTCGCAATCACAGCCTGGCGGCTTTCGTACCAGTGGCCCACCAGCATCAAGATGGCGTGCCGGATCGCCGCCGGGACGCTGGAGCCGCTCGCCCCGTAGCCGGCCCACCACGTCACGCTGATGGCGTTGTCATCCTGCCGGTGCGGCGTCCACGTGCTGCCGTAGATGGGCAGGATGGCCCCCGGCGTGGCATTCCGGTCAACCCGGTACTCGGCCGTACTGTACGTGCTCGTCGGCCCGGCCTCCTGCGTGAAGGTCACCGTGACGGCCGTGGCCGTGCCGCTCATCACCATCGGCGGCCGGGGCAACTCGACCGGCTCAATGCCGCTGTCGGGGAACTTGTCGAACCGCATCACCCACTGGGTGTGCACCAGCGTGCGGTCAAGGTACTGCTCGCACCACTCACGGGCCGCCGTGATGAGCGTGCCGATATACGTGTCATCGTCGCTCGTGTCTACCCGCAGATGCGCCTTGGCCTCGGCGAGCGTGACGGGCTCAACGGCTGGGGCGGTCTGTCTGGTCAGGCTTCGGTACTGCACGTGGTCTACCTCGCTTGCGTGGCGTTGCGTCGGCCGTCTCGGCCTGGTGGTCAATGGCGGCCGTCTCGAGCTCCTGCTGCCGGTCCTCGACTGCGACCCGCTGAGCGAGCAGCTGAGTGGCGAGCCCGCCGGGGATCTCCACTACCTGCCCCGTGCGGTAGCCACGCCACGAGCGGGTGAACTTCAGTTTCTTCATTGCGGCACGCTCCATGCAGATTCCGGGCGTTTCAGCGTGTTTGTGAACTCCGTCGCCCACTGGAAAACAGGCGTTCCGAGGTTCTTGCCGGGCCACGTGACCACGTACTCGCCGTGGCCGAGAACGACGCGGGGCGAGACGAAAACCTTGTTCCCGCTTTCACGCCAGTTTTTCCAGAAGTAGATGTCATCATCGACGCGGCCTTCGTGCCACGAGCCATCTGGGCCGGGCTTGCTCCAGAACCACGGTTTTCTGCACCGCTTTAAGGCGGCCGTGCTGATGACCGTCAGTCCGAAGTGTGCCGTATCCACTTCCTGCACCGGCTCGGCGAACCACGCCTTGTCAACCTTGGTGCTGCCGTCCGGCGGCGGATTGTCCAGCATGCCCTTCAGCGTGAGCATCGGGCGGCCGTCTTCCCTCTTCGTCTGCAGCCCCGTGATGGCGTCGCACTGGAACGTCATCGCTAGGGCGAAGAGGTGCTCTACGTCCTCCTTGCTGAAAAATGAGTCGTAATCAATCGCAAGGAGGTACTCGGCCTTGTCGATGAATTGCTCCATCACTCGCGTATTCACCTGCGACCAGAACGCACCAGTGCCCATTGTGGGGCGAATCCCCAGCGGCATGAGTGCCTGAGCCCATGTGAAGTGGTTGGCCGTAAAGCTCAACCTGGGCATCGACAGGATGGCTTCCACACGGATGTCAACCTCCGTGCCGCCGACCTTGACCAGCATGGGCACCTCGTAAACGAGAGCGGGCCGCCCCGATTTGGAGCGGCCCGCCCAGTTTGCACATCACGTCAAGCCGTCAGGCTCACGCACCCTTGAGGGCGATGACCGGGCCAGCGACCGTGTCGCTGCCGAGCGTGTGCCACGAGATCGCCACGCGGGCGGTCGCACGCAGCACGGTCTGGTCGCTCAGGAAGGCCACCTCGGAGCTCGACGCGAGGTCGATGCCCTGGCGGGTGCCGAAGATTGCCGCGTTCGCCAAGTTGGCAAACAGGGCCATCACGTTGCCCGTCTGGTCGCCCGAGCTCGGCATCTCGTCCGTGAGCACCACAGGGTAGCCCATGAACGTGAGTCCAAGGCCCTGCGACAGGCCGACCGAACCGCCCTGGGCGGCGTCGAGGGCCTGCATGCAGTCCGCGAAGAAATACGGCGAGCAGTACCACTTCGCACCAGCGCGGCTGTGGGACGGCATCAGAGCCATCATCCGCAGCAGGTTGGCCTTGGTCACCTCATCCGGCGTGTCGCCGGCAGCCGTCACCAGGCTCGCGGCGTAGGTCGCCGAGGTGCCCGCGAGGATGCCGTTGCTGGTCAGGATGCCAGCCACGCTCGGAGCCGAACCCGAGTTGCCGTTGAACGCGATGTTCTCGATCGCGTTGGTCAGGCACAGGGCCAGCTCGGCCGCAATCCAGTCGGCGTAGGCCGCCGGGTTGACCGCGTCCGAGAGCAGCTCGTTGGCGATCTTGGTGGCAGCCGTGCACTTCTTCGCCGTCAGCGTCACCTGGGTCGAGGTGGGGTCGCTGTCGGTGATCGCCACGTTCTCGTTCTGCCAGTTGACGGTCGCACCGGCCGTCCGCTTCGGGACGAGCACCACGTCGCTCGGCATCTGAATGTTCAGAGCGTTGGACGCGAAGGCCGAGTTCTCGGTGACGAGACGCAGCACGGTGTCGGACAGGAGGATGTCCGGCACGAACGCCGCACCCGTGGTCGAGCCCGTCGAGCCCTGGGCACGCACCTCGATGCCGGCGTCTTCGCACCACCGCTTGGCCTCGGCGTCTCGGAGAAGCGTGGCCTTCAGCTGCATGCCGCTCTTGAAGGCGTCCTCGTGCGAGCGGAAAGCCTTGAGCTTGCCACGGAACGGAACCGCCTCGATGCGAGCCTTCGGCTCGTCGGAACGCACCTCGGGAGCCGGGGTGCAGCGGTCCACGACGCTGCGGAGGTTCTTCGCCGACTCGGCAACCGACTTCTCGAAGTCGATCTTCTTGGCGAGCTTGGCGGCGTCAGCCGTCAGCGTCTCGAGCTCGAGGTCACGCTCGGCAATCTTGTCGGCGTCGCCTTCGATGGCCCGCACGGCGTCGATCCGGTTGGCGAGGGTAACGGCCTCGTCCTGAAGCTTCTTGAGGTTGTCCACGTGTGTTCTCCGCCGGCGGTATTGCCGATGGAGTCCAACGTCGCACTACCTCGTGCTTCTCTTGCAGAACCGCACTTCGGAAAGTGTTGTTTTCACAAACGCCACCGCACGGGCACCGCACCTCGGGCAACGCAAGTACCGCTGCCGCTCGTCGCCGCACGGGCGGCTGGAACGACAACGCAACTTCTCGCCGCAGGTGCAGCGGGGCTCAGCCATTGCGAAGCCTCAGAGAAGCAGCCCAGGCGGCGGCGACGCCCCGCAGGGCCGAACGCGAGCGATCCGCCTGGGCCGCAGGCTCGGGCGTGGGCTCGGTCTGCGACGCCAGCCACGCTTCATAGGAACGCATGGCGACGCCGGCCGACGTTGACGGGTACGCGGGCACCAGAACCGGGCCAACGTCGTACAGCCCGCTCACCTCGCGGATCTGCCGCACTGCCTTGCCGTCCTCGCCGGTGCGAAACGATTCGTTTTTCGGGTCCACCGTGAAGGCAAACGACGAGCCACGCACGTCTCGCCGCTGAATGAGCTCGAGCACGTCGGCCCGGCTCACGGGCGGCGTCACCACGTACCGCAGGCCCTTCTCGTCAGACGAGAGTTCCAGCGTGCCGGAAGACGTGCGACCGAGGACGATGTTGCTGTCGTGATTGAACAGGGCCACCACGTCCTGACTGCGTTTCCGCAGGATCTTGTCGAATGCACCAGGAAGAATCTCTTCCTTGAATCCTCCGAGGTCAAGCGAAAGTCGGCTGTACACGGCTGCATAGCCGATGATCGCGGCTCGCCCGTCAGTACGGCTCTCCACGATCAGTTCGTGCTCGCCCTCAAAAGCAAAGTCGCGGCGTTCAATTTCCATTGCTGGCCCCTCCGATCGGTTGCGATTGTGCTGGCTGCACGCCCTCGTTGACTCCCGCAATAATGCTGTCAACGGTCGCTTCTGGCATTGTTGGGAATGCGCCTGAGATCAGCGCCTTTGCCCCGTCAGCCGTCAGTAGGCCAGCGGAGAGGTTGGCGATGATCTCCAGGAGCGACGCGACCTGAGCGCCGTTGAGAGCCTGCTGCTGCAGGTCAGTTGTTGATGCCATGTCTTCGACTTGGTTGGCCGGCTGATCCGCAGCCGTGCTGTCTTCGGCGGCGTCTTCTGGCGTGCCGTCCAGTGGCTCGGTAGCCGAGTCTGCTTGGTCGGCCAGGCTCTCGCCAACGTGATCCAGCGTGGTCATGTTGAGTTGCACAAAGTGCTTGTCACCCTCCGGCCCGATTGGGTTGAGGTTCTCAAGCTCGCGGATCTCGTTGATCGTCATCCAGCCGTTTTGCAGGGCCGAGACGTAGTAGGCAGACCGGCTCGCGTGGTCGCCACGCAGTAGGCCGCTCACGCTGTGCTCGGCGAAATACCGCTCATCGTCCACGATCAGGTCACGCGAGATCGCGGCTTCCCATCGCTTGAGATGTGGCAACAGGCAGTGCTGCACAAACTCCGTGCCCTGCACCTCGATGTTGCTGTACGTCGAGCGGGTCAGGTCTTGGATCATGTGCGGCGGCACACGAAACGCCCGGCAGATCTCGATCACCTGATACTGCCGCGTCTCAAGGAACTGGGCCGCCTCGTTGCTGCCGCTGAGTTCGTGAGCCTTCACGCCGTTTGGCAGCACCGCCGTGCGGAATGCCCGGTCAGGGCCACGGTGCATCCGCTCCCACTGCTCACGGAGCCGCTCGGCCGCCTCGGCCGGGATCGGGTTGTCGCTCTCCAGCACAATTCCGGGCCGGGCACCGTTGCCGAAGTAGGTGGACCCGTGGGCCTCCAACGCCTGGGCCAGCCCGATGGCGTTGCGGAAAAGCGTGTACGTCGGGATCGGCCGGATGCCATCCTCGGTCGTGAACCGCAGGCAGAAAATCTGCTCCTGCGTGTACAGCGTCTGCTTTCCGCTGGGCTCGCGGTACTTGTACCGAACAGTCCCGTTCTCAAGCCGCTCGGCTTCCATACGGGACGAATGCAGCGGCCACAGTTCCGACACGGCACCTCGGGCACCTGGGCGGATCTCGGCGTACGAAGCACCGTAATGCAGGTACATGCCGGTCATCCAATCCCGAAACTCCTGCGCTGTCTGCCACGGGTTGGGCTGCATGTGCAGCAGGCGGTAGACCGGATGCTGCTGAGCCTTGGCCTTGCCACCGTTGGCAAGCCGCTCGTAGACGTGCAGCGGCAGGGCCGAGACGGCGTCCGAGATCACCCGGATGCAGGCCGTGTAGGCCGAGCACGCCATCGAGTTGTCGGCGTTGACCCGGATGCCAGACGGCGTGCGGCTAGACGAGGACTCGGTCCACTCGATGCCACGCAGGTCGAACATCTTGTAGTCGGCGACGGCGTTTTCGTTCATAGGGTGATGATGTCCCAGTTCTGCTCGGCTGGTTTCGCAGTCGCCACGGCGTGCAGCCCGAGGCCCATCACCAG